ATAGAGGGTTTTAAGATTATGAACAGAATTACAAAGGGACTTATTGTTAGTATTCAGGGATATAGCGAAGGTACTACAAAGGAATTATCAAGGGAAGCTATGAATGGTGGCGCAGTAGCGATTAGAACAGACAAAAATATAAACACCCATGATGTGCCTATAATCGGTCTTAAAAAAATAAAAGTGCAGGACATGCTACTACAGCCATATATAACCCCTTCGCTTAATGAAATAGAAGAGGTAAAAAAATGGGCCGATTATATTGCAATTGATTTTAGATGCTTTAATAAAAATCTTCCTGAGATAGTAGAATACTGTAGTCATAATAGGATACCAATTATAGCAGATATATCAAGTATGGAAGATTATAACAATATTATAAATAATAATTATAAGGTAGCATATATTACAACGGCATTGAGTGTATTATACTTGACTAAACGCTATTATCCCGATAAGATATTTCTCAAGGAATTAATAGATGCTGGGTGTAAAAATGTTATAGCGGAGGGGAATTATAAATACGTGAATGATGTAAGAGAAGCATATCAAATTGGTTCTCATAATGTGTGTATTGGAACATACATTGCAAATGTGTATAAATTAACAAGAAATTATTCTAGGATAAGTCCTGAATGGAAGCAAAATGATAGCGGGAATACTTGTCCTACAATAAAAGAAGAAATAGAATATAATCAATAGATGTAGAATAATATAATTTATTAAGGATTAATCTATGATTAAACAATATGATATCGTTACTGCATGGGAAAGAAGAGTTGGGCCCGGAAGTGCACATATAGAACGGCCTGACAAAGAAGCGCTTTTTAACTGGTATGCATCTTCAGTCCAGGGATTAAGACTTAAAAATAAAAAAGTAGCTGATTATGGAATCGGCGGTGGTTATTTTTTTGAGTGGTTAACAAATAACTATCCCATACAGAGCTATGTTGGTTATGAAATTGCAGATCGGCAAATTAACGCCTTCAAAGAAAGGGCGCAGAAGTGCCAATTTATGAATTATAAAATTGTTAAAATGAATCCATATGATATCCCGGATTTAAATCCTAAAAAAGATATAGATATTCTTTTTGTGGTAGCTTTATTGCAGCATGTTCCAGATCAAGAATATTATAATTATCTTCTTGATAAGCTTAATGGCACAAAGATAAAACAAATAGTTATTTCTTTTAAATATTCTGATAAAACTGTTTTTAGGGAAGAGCCGTATAAAACTACACATGATATAGGGAATGCATGTTACACAAATAAAGAAGATATTGCAAAACACTTGACGAACTATAAAATTAATGGTAAATTTACAAATACAAATAGTTTTGTATGTTTTAATTTGAAGAAAACACTAGAAGAAGAGGCCCAAGTACATATTCAGTAAGGCTTCTAATTGTCCTTAATTGATATTTATTTGACAGATGAAATTGTTCTCGTTACTTATACAAAAGATATAAACGGGAGAGCTGTCCGCTCTGTATCCGATACTATTTCTTGTCGTATTGAAGATAAAAACAAAATCGTAACTAATCAGAATGGCCAGGATGTTATTGGTAATTCTAATATTGCTATGAGTCAAGATTATAACTCTATAGTAACCTACAATCAAAAAATACAAATAAAGAAAAAACACAATTATGATTTTCCAAATGGAGAGAAGGAATTCTTGATTAAGAACATCGGGCGGCCCTCAAGTTTCAGTGACGATCCAGGATATATAGGAGTATGGATATAATGCCTAGTGCTTTACAAATGACAGTTACAGACACATTGATGGAAGGAATGAAGCGATATTTCAAGACTGCTGGTATATCACAATTAACTACCATTGGTGCAGATAAAAAAGCAAAGACTGTTTGCGGGTTACAATTTATAAATTTTGTTGTTAATGGCTCAAGTAAAGAAACAGTAACGCCACCTATAAAGTGGGGAAATCTTAGGGCAGCTGGCAGTGTCCATGTGGGCAGAGAATTTGTCGGTGGAAATAATTTATATCCTGTAAAAGAAAAGACAGGAGAAGGTGCTAATATAGGCGGGATATCTGAAAAACCAGATACGATAACTATTGGATTCAATACTTCATATGCTACTAAATTACATGAGACAGAATGGAATCCTGGCCCAGCTTCAAAAAAAGCAGGAAATGTTGGTAACAAATATTTAGAAAAGCATTTAGTAGCTGACAGAGAAACAGTTATGCAATTATATGCCGAGACTTTCAAAAAGGAAACAGGCGGATGAATCAAAGCGAAGGTATAATATATAATCTCGTTGCTTATTTGCGGGGTCAACTGCCTGGGCATATTATTTACAGTACAAAAAGGGAGGCTGTTGCCGGACAAGAGTTTGTTCCTGATAATTGTATTTTAGTTAAACAGACTGGCGGGATTGAAGGCAAGCATTTTGCATTTAACCGCTATACTTTCCAGGTTTTGACTAGGGCCATAGATGCCATAGATGCGCAGACTATGAGTTATGCAGTATATCGGGAAATTCATAACAGGTTAGGGCTTATATTGCCAGCGGTTACTATAGGGGCGACAGTTTATCCGCAGCTTATAACGGCGGCTATATATGCTATTCAGTCACCGGCAAGTATAGGAACGGATGAAAATGGACTTGAAGAGTATTCAAATAATTATGAGATAACATTTACAGATGAATAGATGAAGATACTGATTATATATTAAAGAGGTTAATTATGGCAAATCCTCCGATTGGGTTAGATTTTCTTGAAGGTTGCCTTGGCGTATGCAAAATTACATTCAACAGTATTGATATGGGTAAAAGCATGGGCGGTTGTGAAATTGAATTTATAGAAGATATCAAGGATATTCTGCATGACCAAGATGGGACGCAGCCTTATGACAAGGTACCTACCGGCCAGGCATGGTTAGTACGTACTCCTCTGTCTGAGATAACAGCTATCAGATTGCAGCAGATAACGCGCGGCGTTACCATAGCTGGTGCTGGTAGTGTTTCTTTCGGCAAGAATATGTTTATTTCAGGAAGAGAGAACTTCGCAAAGAAACTTGTTTTAAAAAGGGTTGATAGTACAGGCGTTGTATCCGCAGACCCTATGTTTATTCTTAATTTTTATAAAGCAATGCCGAGGATAACTGCCCCATTAACTTATACGGTTGATGGTCAGCGTGTTATGTCGGTTGAATGGTATATCTTTGAAGATGAAACAAATAAAATGTTTGGGTATTTAGGTTATAATAGTTCGTTAGGATTAACGGCATAAAATATTATTAGAAAGAAGGTTTACAATATGAAGAATTTTAAGAATCCATCACCACTTCAATATAATATAGAAGATATTGATGGGAAGCCAATCGTTTTGACTACAGTACTAATGGCACCGAAGAAATTTAGGGAATTAGATAAAATTGCACTTGATGAAAATCTTGATATGTATTCTAAAGGTACAAAACAAATGGCGCTAATATTCGGAGGTAAGGATTCTGATTATGAAAACATTGATCAAAGAATTATAAAGGCAGTATTAAGTGATTGGCAGGCTGAATTAGTAAACCCTCTTGTGGAGAGCAAAGAGAAGTAAATTCTTTTTTGACTCTCATTAAATTTGGCTTTAGTATATCTGATATAGAGAAGATAGAAAAAGAATTTGATATCAGATATAGAAATGCAATATATGCTAATATTTGGAAACAGGAACAAATAGCGGCATTGCGTTTAAAGTTAACAATAGCAGAAGGTGTTAAGTGGGGGAATATTGGTTCTACTTATGATAAACAACATAGCAATCAGAATCAATATAATAATTGGTTTTCTGCAACCAATAATCAGATAACAGAATTAGTGGGCGTTAATATACAGAAGGCTACAGCCTGGAATAAATTAGAGGAAGAAATAAAAAGAAGAAAGATAAAGTTAAAACAAAAGAAGGTTAATATTTGAGTTTTTTAGCCGGGGCAATAGTAGGTAAAATAGTACTTGATTCATCGCAATGGACAGGGCCCCAAGCTCAGGTGCAAAAAGAAACAGAACTGCTTAAGAAAGGCATGACTGGTCTGAAGGTTGCGGCTGCTGCTGTATCTGTAGGTATTACAGCTGCCTTTGTTGGTATGGGGAAGGCAGCTTATGATTTTGAGAAAGGATTTGCAAATGTAACTACTGTATTGGGAACATCTACTATTGATGTTAATAAAATGAAAGCAGAACTCCTTGGGCTTGATGCAAGACTTGGCTCTGCTGCCGATCTTACAGAAGGTTTATATCAAGCTTTGTCTGCTTCGGTAGAACCGACTAAGGCTGTTCAGTTTGTTGGGGAAGCGGCTCAGTTTGCAAGAGCTGCTCTAACTTCTACTAATACCGCTGTTGATGTTATTACAACATCTTTAAATGCATATGGCATGTCGGCTAATTATGCTGGAAGAGTAAGCGATGTTTTATTTAAAACTATAGAACTTGGTAAAGTAACTGGTGAACAATTAGCAGGGTCTATAGGTAATAGTATCCCACTGGCCGCATCTATGGGCGTTACTTTTGAAGAGTTAAATGCCCATATGATTGTTTACACTAGGCAGGGTATAAATGTTGCAGAAGCTACTACAAGATTTAATGGAATTCTTAATGAGATACTAAAACCTTCAGAAGATTTGTCAGAGGCAATTAAAAAAATTGGATTTGAAAGTGGTTCAACTGCTATTAAAACCCTTGGTGTACATGAAACACTTTTACGATTGATTGCTACAACAGATGGAAGCCAGGAATCCTTGGCTAAAATGTTTAATAATGTGCGGGCATTACAAGGCGTGCTTGCTTCGACAGGGAAAGGTGCTGCGGATTTTAATGATATATTAAATACACTACAACAGAGCACTGGCGCTACAAATAATGCTTTTGAAAAACAAGAATTGACTTTTGAAACATTAAAGAATTCAATAAATAAAGCGTTTATTACTCTTGGTCAGTCATTTTTACCAATAGTAAAAGATGTTGTAAAGGTTATAACAGATGTAACGCAATGGGTAGCGAATTGGGATGAAGGAACAAAACGGCTTGTTTTAGGAATAGCTGCTTTTGTTGCTGTTGCTATCCCTATGGGCGCTGTAATTACTAATATAATAAAAGCATATCAAATCTTACAGCCTATTTTATTAGCAATAAAAGCCGGACTTGCATTCCAGGCTGCTGCCGCTGGATCATCGACTATTGCTATAGCTGCAAATACTATTGCAACAAATGTCCAAACTATAGCGCTAAAAGCCCAGGCGCTTGCTCAAGGTGCTTTAAATGTTATTATGATGGCAGCACCGTATTTACTTGTTGCTGGTGGAATCGCACTAGTTGTTGGTGCGATTGTAGGATGGGGGTCAGAAACAAAGAATACTACAAAAATACAGAATGAACTAAAAGAGACAACTGAAAAATTATCAGCCTTAACAAAAGAATTTAAAGAAAATAATGATAAACTCGCTAGCAGTACAGGGATGTTAAATGAGCAAGAAAGAAAAACACTAGAGCAGCGGCAAAGTTTATTAAAAAATCAAATTGTAGCTACATTAAAAGAAGAGGTTGATCTAACAGTTAAATTAACTACGGCAACTGGAAAACAGCAGAAAGAAGTTGATAATACAAAACAGAGATATAATGAAGTTGCTAAAATATTAAGTAATCTTCAGGACTTACGTAAAATAGATTTACAACACGGTATGCAGCAATCAGAAGTTGATCAAAAATGGTCATCTAGGATAAAAGAAGCGGAAAGCAATCTTGTTGGCGTATCAACAAAACTTGCAAAGCAGACTGCCGAACTTGAAAAATCAAATTTAAATAGACAGGATACTATTGATCAATGGGCCGAAATGATAAATGGCGGATATATTGAAATCGGTCAGATTCGCATGATAAATAAGGCGATAGCTGAGGAAGTATTTAATCGTGCACAAGTTATAAAAAACAAGAAAGAAGAGAAAAAAGAAACAATAATAGTAAAAGAAGAAACTGCTAAACTTGTACAGACTACAGAAGAGCTCGCGGGGGTAACAGGCGGACTTGTAGAAACAACAGAGACTCTTATTAAAGATAGGACGGGATTACTTGACACTTATGGTCAAGAACAATCCTTATTACAAAATAGCATGGCGGGAATAGTTGGCTATGGGGAAGCAATAGAAGATATATATGTGAATTTATATGAAACAATAGAGGAAGAGCGAAGCGCACAAGCAGAAAAAGAAAAAAAAGACCTCGAAGATAAGATAGCCCTGTACAAAAAGACATATGATGATATTGTAGGATATGCAACTCAAGTTTTCTCTTCGATTAATAGTCTTGTTTCACAACTGCAAGAAAATGAGTCAACGGCGTTAGAGAATGAGTATAAAAAAAGAAAAGAAAATATAGAGGCGAATGTAACTGATGAAGAAGAAAAAGCCAAACAGCTTGAAGCTCTAGAAAAAGAATTCGCCGATAAGAGAGCAGCTCTGAAGAAAAAGGAATTTGTAGCTAATCAAATAGCAGCAGCAGTTAATGCAGCAATAGCAACATCAAATGCAGTTATGAATGTACTGGCTACTCCTGGATTGCCGCCCTGGATAAGTATCCCGCTATCAATTGTAATTGGTGGACTTGGTGCGGCCGAGGTTGCAGCTATATTGGCGCAGCCTGTTCCAGAATTTGCTGCCGGTGGTAGTTTTGATGGTGGCCTTGCAATAGTAGGAGAGCGTGGGCCTGAGTTGGTACAATTCGATCAACCAGGAAGAGTATTTTCTAATCAAGAATCGCGGCGGATGCTCGGTGGTGATACAATCAATAATTTTAATATTCGGCAAGATATAGATTATGAACTTGCGATGAGAAAGTTAGCATATCAACAACGTAAGAGCGCAAGAGGTAGAATATGAGTTACACTTTATCAATAGAGGATGCAAATGGGAATGTATATAGCTTCCCTTCTGCTTTTTGTATAACGGCAGAACGATTTGATTTTAATAACAATTATCTAAAAAGGGGTTATGCTCCTGGATCGATAAATATAGCAGATAAGATGCCGAACTCTAGAGTAATAACTATTAGCGGTACATTACAGGCAGATACAGCGGCGGCATTTGAAACAGCATATCACGCGCTAAAGCTTGCTTGTATTAAGGGTGGGAAATTACGTAAAGTAGGGGATACGGTTAATCGATACATAGAAGTAGAGATATCTGCCGCAGACCCAGGCTTTGAGATGGGTCAACAATTACGGGAAGACATATCAAAAGATTTTACAGCAAAAGATGTTTTCTGGTTTGATGAAACAGAGACAGAAGATGAAAATATCTTAACAGGTAATGATGATTTTACAATCGATATAACTGGAAGCGAATATATTTTATATCCTATAATTGAAATTGAAGCAGACCAGGGTGCTGATTTGCCTAGTGTTTTAATTAAGAATAACAATGACGGTGGGGCTGGATTTACTTATAATAATTCTTTATTTGTTCAGGGTGATATCCTCGTGATTGATTGTGATATGGGAACTGTTAAAATAAATAGTAATGACGCTATAGAATTTTTCTCTGGTTCTTTTTTAAGGCTACAATTAAATTCTAATGAAATAGTATATGAAGGGAATGCAGCTACGGTTAGGATTAAGTATAGAAAGGTGTATTATTAATGCCATATAACTATGGATCAAGAAAATATAGTGAAGGGGTATATGGCGGTTATGATACTCCATATGTGCCTACAGCGGCAGCTGTTATCGTTGAAGCCTATGATTCACTTGGGACAAGGAAGGGTACATTTCAGTCTGGAGTGGGCGGATTTATAGGATGCGAATTTTCCCATGATGAAAACGGGTGCAGAGATTTCATTTTATTTTTTGCCAGTTTCCAGGACTTAGAGAAAAAAGACCAGATAAAAATCAAGTTGTTTAATAGTATTGATTATTTTTTTACTGGAGTAATTAGAGAGGTGCCTATTGAAGGAAGCACAAAACAAGAATATAATTACTCCGGTTATGGGTTCAATGACTATTTACATAGAATTAGTGCAGAATCACAAACATATGCAGCACAGAGCATAGAAGATATCATTATCGACCTGTTGGATTCAATTATAACTGCAAAAACTCCTGTCGTTAAGAACTTAGCTAAAATAGACATCCCTAGTATAACAATAGATTTAAATATAAATTATACACAGATGATTGAAGTACTGGACACATTAAAAGAAATCGCAGCAAGCGATGGTAATTATTATGTATTTGGTGTTGATCAAGAAGGCGAGTTTTTTTTCAGACCGCGTTCACAAGATTTAAAATGCACGCTAATTGTTGGCAAGAAAGGACGCTATGGGATACCTGGTTATGAACCGACAGAAGATAATGAGCCAAAAACTATTTATTATGTGCTTGATAAAGATGGGAATTATATTACTACAATAAATACGGGGGTTATTGGGAATGATATATTTGAAGAAAAAATAACTGCGCCAGATATTGATGCAGTAACAATCCCTTTGTGGGCCGCTGGACGAATGAGAGCGCAGGAAATAAGTAATAAACGGGCAACAATACAATGGAGAATTAACAATATTGACCCTTTGCCTTTATTTGCTGATGGAAATGTAAGAATTATATCTAATATCCCGCCCACAGCAAGTACTCAAAGTGTAGATTTATTTGGTGACGGATTATTTGGTAGTGGGCTTTTTGGCGGTGAATCATATACCGGTTATGACAGTGACGATACTATGGAAGTTAAGCAAATTAAATATTCTATAAATGCCGATCAAGCATTAAGGCAGATAGAAATAGGGAATTTGCCTGCAAGTCTTGATGCAAGCATAATTAAAATAAATAAAGAATTGGTAGACTTAAAAACAAGTTTATCATTGTGAGGCAAAATAAAGATTTATGGCATGTGTTTATGTATTAGAAAATAAAATAAATAGTAAATGTTATGTTGGACAGACTATACAATCTTTTAAACGCAGATTTAAAAGACATATGGAGAGCGATATGCTTATAAGCAGAGCTTTAAAAAAATATGGCCAGTATAATTTTAATCAATATATTTATTATTTGCCAGAGAATTTATTAGATTATTATGAAATAGAAATGATTAAAAGAATAAACTCATTATACCCTAATGGATATAATCTTGAAACTGGTGGGAATAAAAATAAAAAAGTTTCTGATATAGTAAAGCAAAAAATGGGTGCTGCCAAAATGAGAAAAACTTTAGGACAATCAAATGCTGCAAAAAAAATTGTATGCCTGAATACAAAAACGATTTATGATTGCGGAATGGTTCTCGGCGATAGATTAAGAAAAACAATACCTGCTGTTTGTAAAGGGAAAAGGAATAGTGCCGGGAAAGGTAAAAATGGAAATAGATTGGTTTGGGCATATTATGGAGATTATTTAAAAATGACTGAAGAAGAAATACAAAATAAAATATTATTAGCAAATAAAAAAAGAGAATATACATTAGAAGAACGAAAAAGAATAAGTGATAATTTTAAAAAAATGCATAACAATATAGAATTTAAAGAGAGATTAAGAGAAAGAATGGCAGGAGAAAATAATCCTGCTAAAAGAGATGATATAAGAGAAAAACTAAAAAATTCAAAAAAGGGATATAAACATTCCGAAGAAGCAAAAATCAATATTGGGAAAGCTGCCACTGGCAGAAAACTTTCAAAAGAATCTATCTTAAAAAGGTTAGAAAAAATGAAGGGATATTCCCATTCTGAAGAAACAAGAAAAAAAATATCAGAATCAAATAAAAATAAAATAATATCAGAAGAAAGTAGATTAAAAATGAGTATAGCGGCTAAGAATAAACCATGTATATCAAATATAACAAGAAACAAATTGAGTGAAGCAACGAAAGCTTATTGGAAAAGGAGGAAAGGTCTATGAGCCAATTTTTCCGCAATCCTATTGCTGGGGGGGATAATTCTGTTTGGGCGTCTTATTTGCTTGCTCAAATAAAAAACAGCGTTGGTGAATATACAAGTTATCTTTATGATAATGCAGGAACAGTAACCTTGTCTCCGGGCCGTGTTGGTATAAATGATGGTACTAATGAGGGGGTATCTATAATTGATACAGTAACGGCTATAACATTAACTGGCGCGAACAGTCTTTGGTATAAAATAGAAATGACAGTATCTGGTACAGCTGTTACATTATCAGCTACAGCTTTAGCAGACAATGACCCGGCTCTTCTCCCTGCTACTTTAACAGCTTCTTATGTTACAGCCAAACAAGGATTTTACCATATAGCAACAAGAAGGCTTTTAGGCATAGCATGGAAGGACGCTACAGGAGTATTAGGCGGAATTATAAATTGTCAAAATATGGTTAATGG